ACGACTACGTTTTGAACACCGCCACTGGCTAGTGCATCCCCTGCGTTTACGCCTGCTCTAAAGTTGGATGTACCTGCTGTAGCTGTGATAATATCTGCGCCGTTCGCAAAGGTTACGTCTGCTGCAAGAGCAACAGCACCTGTCACACCCAGCGTTCCACCAACAGTCATATCATCCGTAACAGTTAGATCGTCTTGAACCTTCAGATCAACCACGCTCAGCGAGGCGAAGGCATCGACCACTTTGGCTCCAGATCCAGCGCCGTCAAGATAGACAGCCTTTGTATCGCCCGGTGGAATAGTGATTGTAGCGCCAGAACCCTGCTTAATAATAATGTTTTGAGAGCCTGACGTGCCGTTTTCAATAAAACAAACTTTGCTTACTGTGTTGGGCGCAATAGTAATTGTACACGCTGAGTCGAGCGTACCCGTATATTCAACGTACAATGCCCTGACAGGGTCTGTAGCACCGTCAGCTATTGTTGAGGTGTGCGTGTCAGCGTTGGTTGTAATGCCCTCTGTGCCGTAGCCCAGAGCCTCACCAATCAGTTCTAAGTTCGTATTCGTAACCGTTCCCCATGAGCCTGACTGATCGCCAGTTGCCATCTCATTGAGGCGAAGGTCATTTACATAGGTTGAAGCCATTTTAGTCTATCCTTACAATTGCGTTATCTTTGGTGTTCGCAGGGAATACGATCTTGAATGTACCCCCACTGACGGTGAAGTCACCACCAAAGTCTAAGATGGCGATTGCGCCTCGCGCGTTTGACGATGCATCGCCCAGTGTCTTGTTGTAGATTAATGCGCCACGGGCAGTAAATGTAGCTGAAGTCCACTCTGGATCGGCAGCATCGAACACGCCGCTGGTGCTGTTTTCTTCTACTGTCTTGCTTGCCAGAGCCTCGCCACCAGTGGTGTAGCCACCGCCGTTGGCCACTTCATTGGCTGTTATGTAGCCATCCGTGGTCGCGTTTAGTGTTGCTGAACTTGTATATAGAGCAATGTGAAGCGTATCGCTGTCTAAGTGCTGATCACCCAGCATAACGTCTTTCTTAAACAGTGTACTCATCGCTTGTGTAATAGCCATTATAGACCTCCGTTGTATTCTGCGGCGTAATCGCGTTGCATCTCTTGTATGAATAATTGCAGTGCTTCGTCAAATTGTGTTTTGTAAAGCGCCAATGTCTCTCCAGCTTTGAGAAACGCTGATGCCTCGTATAAACATGCTGATAGTAACACATTTTCTGCGTTGTCGCCAATCCAATTATTTGCATTGCTAGAACTTAGCCCCGCCTCTGGGGCAATGAAGTCCACTTGGTAAGTGTCAGTCGAGTTTGGCGTTGGGGCCAATGTAATGACCGTTCCAGCCGTCCCTGCGGTCTTTGTGCTGTAGAACTCTGGGACACCTTGCGTGGCTGAGTTAGGCCAGTAATCACGAAGATATGAATCAATCCTGTGATCTAGGTATGACACGTTGCTTGAGATTATCACTGACACCTGACGTATCATCCGCGCGGATGCGACTGTATAATCAAATGTCCCTGCAACCATGTTTGCTGACGTGGTTAACCTAAAGCACGGCAAGTTTGGCAGGCGCTGGAAGATCATGTCTTCGGCCTGACCTATGATTGTATCAATAGACGCAACCAGCTCTGTGGAATCGTCTTCCAAAAAGTTCTGGATGTTTGCTTTTAATGTTGTGTAATTCATCGTCCATCACCCCATGTATCTTCGCCCCAGCCCATGTTGCCCCAGCCCATAATATTTACATCTTCTGCGCCAACGCCGCCTGTGCCGCCGACACCCGTTTCATTAATCGATAGGCTCAGAGCCTCTACGCCTACGCCGCCCGTACCGCCCGAACCAGACACGCCTTTGACACCAGTTAGCGATACAGTACCGACTGCGCCCGTGCCGCCCACGCCAGTCTCTGCTAGTGTCAGCTCTAGTAGTTCTGCGCCTGTTCCGCCTGTTCCGCCCAAGCCTGATGGGCTAGGTACACTACTGAGATCAAGAGAGACATTTCCAACATTAGCAAACGCAGGGACACCCACTGGCGGCAAGAGACGCGGATCTATTGTCCAATCCTGCGTAAAACCAATAAAAATTGCTACGTTCTCAGGATCTGTATCTGGGCGCGGATTAAACAGTGCCGTTGCGTCAACGACATTCTTTGCAGGCGTGAGCTGCGGGTGCTTCGGCTCCCAATCTTCTGGCGAAACACGCAAGCCATCCCAAGTGGTCTTTAGTTGGGTATACCTGACCCGAAGACCGCTTCTGTCGCTTATTGCGTAAGATTTTTTTCCTCTTGCGTATTTTGCCATTAAGATAAATTCAGCGCAGTTGGCTGAATCCTCAAACTTACGCCGTCATTATCCGTGGAAGCTGCAAAGCTAAACGCGCGTTCGTACATTTCATTCAATATTGTAAACTTATCATTCGCAAATTTCAGTGACAGCTTACTCGCTAGGCCAGCGCAGATGCATTCGTTCCAGCGATATGGGATGTCGGCATCTTGATTTGACGCCGTGACATCCTCTAGCTGGTTTATGGCCCAGTAGATAATGCTGTACGTTGTCCTGTCTGGAACCTGCCAGATGTAGAGGACTGGCGTGATCTGCTTGTCCAGCATGTATTGGCTTGGCTTGCCCGGTGACGTTTTGTTTGGCAGTTGGTTGTAATCAGCAATTGAAACGCGATTAATAATCTGGTCAGACGTATTTGTCCCAGAGCTGTCGCGGATTACCGCGTCCAAAATATCAATCGTGCCAGCAGGAAGCGGGTATGGCGCTGTCTGGCCGCTCACTAGGGTCAAAGTCTTTTGCGACAGCGCCCAGTAGTTAATACCCCTATTTGCCCACTCAGAGAAGAGGAGGTTAAGGCTGCGCCGTGCTGACACAGCCCGATCACCTGTCTGAACTTGTGGATCAAGTCCGCAACGCTCAAACGCCTCAGTGATTATTTCCTGTATGTCAGGTTTAAACGCTACGGTTCCAGAAGTTGCCATTTATTTCCCCTACGCGAAGAACACGTTCGCTAATACCACTGTGGCAACTGTATATTTCACAGAGAGGCCATCTTTAAACAACATGCCCTCGTCTGGAATAGTATTATCTACAGTTGAATTGTCTGTGCCAATTGTTTGTGCCTTAAATATGATAGTGCCGCTGTCTGGCGTACCATTAAAGAAATCAACCAGCCCTGCCGTTCCAGCGGAGACAATTGAATAGCCCTTCAGTCGTGTGCGACCACCCCCAGCTACTGCACTGGCACAAAGTGACCCAGAGCCAACTGTAATGTTTGCAGCGTACTGGGCAGAGCATTCTACTGCGCTGACGGTTAAAAATAACGTAGCACCCGCCACTGCTTCTGCAGAACCCGTTGAAGTTATCACTTCAGTAATAGCATTACCAAAAACATCTGTGCCAGTAATGGTACACGTCTTATTGTTGTCGCCAGTCCCTGCCGTCGTGACAGTTACGTTTCTAGCGCCGCCACCTAAGAAGGTAGTTGCCGCCATTGTGGCTGATGTATTTGGTCGAGCTGCTGTAACCAGTCGATCAGGATCGGCTGCGTTTTCGTCGGCTATAAATTTGACTTGTACGTCTGTTTGTACGCCCATGTTAATCTCCTAGAAATTAATGGTGGGGCGTTAACCCCACCAGATTAATTACGCAATTTGAACGTACTCAATAATGAACGTAAACGACCCATCCGTTGTGGAGTTTACAGTGTTTGTAACATTACAAAAGATGGTTCGTTCCGCAGAAGCATACTGAGCAGAAATAGGTGCTGTTGTTGCGTTTTGAGTAGTAGCAACCAAGGTAGTAGTTGTTACGTTTCCAACGACAACTGTTGTACCGCCATCTAGGATTTCGTCTGCGATAGCCGCAACAATTTGTGCGCCCGAAGAGGATGTACCAACTTCATAGCCAATGTCACCCGTTCCAATAACAGGAGCTACAGCACAAAAGATTTTAATGTTTGTGATGATTGTATTTGCTGGCTGAGTAAACTCACCAATCGCTGGGCTGTCGCCTGCGGTTGAGTTAACAGTAACGCCTGTGGCAAAGCCAACGTGCTTTACAAATTTGTCGGTAACAATACCTGTGGAAGCAATAGTTGCAATGTCTGTATAAGCACCAGTTGTTGCATTTTTAGAGACAACTTGGAAGCCGCCTTCTGAGCGCACTGGCCCAGTAAAAGTTGTATTAGCCATGTGATTCTCCTGTCGTGGCAAATGTCAGACGCACCATGCGGCTGTCAGGGATGCGGAAACAATACAACAGGTTCGATTAAAAAGAAAGAGGCGATCCGAAGACCGCCTCTGGTTGATAATTACCAAACCTCTCCGTTGACTGTTACTTTGGTGGGGCGCTGGATAATGGTTTGCTTTACACCTTCACGCTCACCATGTTCCTTGATCTTGGCCATGCACACAACCGCACTGCCTTTACCAAAGCAGTTAGAACCTTTGTAAATTACAACATTGTCGTCAGCATCGCGGCAGATATTGATGTAGCTTGTGCCATACACACCATCAAGACTAACAACGTGCTTGACTGTGAGTGCGAAAGACTGACGCTCACCTACTGTGCCGACCCAATCAGACTTTGCGTCTTGTGCGGCCCACTCAGTAGCCTGTGCAGTACGTTTTGCCATGATTTTGCGAACTGCGGCCATCTGGTTGTCAGTCAGACCACCCCACTCATCGATGCTGGCGTTCATTGCGCCAAGGAAGCCGTCGCCATAATTTCCAGAAAGAAAGTCGAGCATTTCCTGCGCGTCTTCGTTAACCTCAAGCCAGTGGCGGCGGCGTGAGGTTGCTGCGTTTGCGCGTTTGCGACCAGCGATTGCGTCATGGTAGCGATGGGCGTATTGGTGAGTGTGATCATAAGCCATATCAAAAAAAATCCTTTCTAAACTCTATACACCTTATCTAGTACACTAAATCAGGTATTGCAAGAGGGAAAGGTAAAAAGAAAGAGGCGATCCGAAGACCGCCCCAATCAAACCAAAACTAGGTTTTTAGCTTATGCGCCTTCGGAACCGAAGATGCCGCGCCAATCAGTGAAACCAAACGAATAACGCTCACGACACTTATAGCGAATGTTACCAGTCTCGAAGTCGCCTTCCATACCCTTTTTCATTGCTGAACGAGTAAAGTATTTCAGACCATCTGGGACGTCTGTCTGCACAAAGAACTGGTCAGCATCTGTCAAACGGCGCATCACATGATAGCCTTTTGGCAAATAGCCGCCACTCTTAATGGCGTTAATATCGTTGTCAGCAGTTCCAGTGCGGAGCTGTGATTCCAATAGACGCTCTGCAACAAAGGTATAAGCAGTTGGAATAATCAACTGTGTACCCTGTGCCGCAACCCGAAGACCACGCTCGTCTTTCATATCCGCAATCTGGATAAGAATTGACTCAAGTGATGTCTCAGACAAGTCAGCCGCTGTGGCTAACGTGTTTGACTGGTTGCCGTTCTGTGTTGGGTGAGCAGTACTCAAGAGAGTAGTGCCGTCGCCACCGTTTACAGATGTAGCGTTGTTCAAGACGTTGGCGGCTTTGATCTCTTTAGTAGAGGACATAGACCGTGCAAGTGCCTTGGTGTAACGAGACGCGATTGAGCCGTACTGGCCGTCCTCTTCAGCTTCCTCAGTGATTGAGAATGCCAAAGCAACCGTTTCGTGCTGGTAACGCGCAGTCCATTGCTGGCCAGCGTCATCATACGATACAGATGCACCTTCGTTTTTAGTTGGGGCAGCGCCAAATCCGGCGAGCAGGACGTCTTCTTCGTAAGCCTTCTGAGAGGTGTTAGAAGAGAACACTGCTTCGTATTCGGATGGGTAGCTGTCATATTCGAGGCCAAACAAAGTGTTTAGACCCGGCTCTAGCATTTTCGCAAATGATGCGCGATTCATAGCCATGATTTAAATCCTTCCTTAAATGCCTGCGATGTTCGTACCAAGAAGGTGTTCATTGATGGTCACCTCCATGATCGCGTTCGCACCAAAAGCATTATCTGGTGCATCGTAAAGTGCAATGATCTTACAGGAAGCAATTCCTGCGGCCATTGTACCACTAAGTTCAAATCCTGACTGACCTGTCAAAGTAGATCCAGCGCCAGCAACAACATCAGCGCAATTGCCGACATTAGTCTGAGCAGTTGTACCTGCGGATTGAACTTTAAAGACAGTGTACGGATCGTCATAGACATAAGCTATGATTTCTGTGGCCACTGTACCCGTAGGCCAGTATTCACTGTACACATATGAACCATCTGCTGCGGTATATGATACCCCTGCAAAGACACCAATATTATTGGCTTCCCCTGCGGTGTGCGGAGTAAGCAAGCCACTGGCAATGAGAATTACAAGATCACCTTTAAAGATGTTCTCTGCAAGACCACTAGCAATAGTGTACTTATTAGCACGAGGCGCATTACCACTCATATGGCGAACTGGGACAAACCCAAAAGCAGCATCAACATTTGCCATTTTTTCGCTCCTAAAGCGTTAAAGTTAATCGCTCATGGCAGAAAGATTTCTGCCGCGACTTGTTTCAGACTTCCGATCCTGATGGATTGGTAGTCCATTACGCCGTCCTAACGCATCGAGGTCACCTGCAACGGATTCGTTTTGCTCACCATTCTTACTAGAATAGTACGACTTCATTGATCTATGCCGTTCTTCAGGCATTTCACAGAGCAACATTCCTTCGATGCCTATGCAACCTTCCCACTGTCCGTGATTAATAGTCGGAAACAACTTACTCTTCACAGTTTCAGCTTTACGCGCTGACCACCCTTCTCGCATCCGCTTATATACATTGTCAGGAGTATCCCTGCCTTGTATCGAAGTTGCGACCCACCTTTGGACATGACCGGGACGAGCTTCGGGCGCATCCAAAAGTGATGGTGGTTTCCATGCAGTATCTTGACGAGCTTCCTCATCACGCACAGACTCACGAGCTTCACTCGCACGAACATTTCTTGACTCAGTCATTAGTTGGCTTCCTTCTGTTGACGCCGAATTTCGGCTTCATATTTTTTAAGACCATTTGCATCTGTGATACCAAGTTCTCTAGCCATTCTGAGTTGTTCTTGCGACATTCTAACTCTATTGCCTTTGTAACTCGAAGAACCGCCTGTAGTGGGGGCGACGGGAGGCCTACTTTTTGTTCTCGTTTTACTTGGACTTGATCCAGAGGATAACTCAGGAAATACTTTTTGTAAACGGTTGTTTAAATGGTCGTAATAATCGTCCGAATTTTTGTCAAAACCTTCTAAATCAAGTTGGACATCAATCGCACGGGCTGCGGCTGTCTCTCGTTCAAAACCTGCGGAGTTGAACCAGTTGTTTTCCTTCCACCAAGACATAGCCTTTGGTGGGGCTGGGTTTTGTGCAGGTTGCTGTTGCTGCTGGCGTTGCTGCTGTTGGCGTTGCTGCTGTTGCTGCTGACCTTGCTGCTTCTGCATGTCTGCAATACGCATGGCCGCTCTCATATCAGCCATCTGCTCTTGGAAGTTAACCTGCGCCTCCGTGTCGCCCTCCTCCACAGCAGTAGTTAAAGCCTGCTTGGTTTGGGCGTAACGCTGGTTAAAGCTCTCTTCAGCATTCTGCTGAGATCCCTGCTCCAAGCGTTCGAGACGTTTCTGGAGCTGTGCATTATGCTCCTGAATGTTCTTTGCTTGGATTTCAGCTTCCCTGCGCTGCGTAACGAGCTTCTGGATGCGCTTCTGAACCTTCGGGCCATAATCGTCGGCCTGCTCTTCCGCTACATCCTTGGCCTCCTCACGGGCCTCCTGCACTGGATCATCGATAACTTCGATCTCAAAGTCTTGGTTTTCACCTTTAGCCTTTTTGATCTCAGCCTCGATTTCATTCATAATTTCATTATCTGCCATCACATTCATCCCACATAAGCTGCGACTTCAACGCCGTCTGGCAAGATCGATGTGATTTCATCATCGTTCAGCAGAAGGAATTTGACGCCTTTTACAACAAGTTTCTGACCAGCATATTTTCCATAGGTTATGCGATCTCCGACCTTGGGACTAACTTCGGTACGCCAGCGTTTGCCAGTGTCCCTGTCCCGATACGCCAAATCACCCAAGGCGCAAACTGTGCCGTGAGCTGTCAGGTATTCTTCATTGTCTTGTGATATGGTTGGCAGGTGTATCCCGCCTGCGGTTTTCTTCTTGACCTGATTAGGCTGGACTAAAACCTTCCAATTTAAAGGTATTGGCAGTTGATGCGAAGTAATTGTGGCATCGGTATCTTCGTCGGTATAAGTTTTATCATGTTGATGAGACATGTCATTCATCCTCTTCGTTTACACTTCTAATAGTCTCGCGGATAATCTCAGATGCTTGCATTAAGCCTTCTGCAATCCCTACGTTTTTGTTGTATGAATTAAAGTCGGACACCCGACCATCAACCATACTCTCAGCTATCTCTAGCCTTTTCTTGTTCAGATTTTCCCTGATCTGTTGGAGCAGATCGCTTACCGTCATTTTTAACGCCTCCTGACATGGATACGCCAGTGACGTGAACAGTCACATCCTTTTTTTCATCTGACATTTAGTATCCTTTCTTAGTGCCTTTTTTCTTTATAGGCTTTTTAATCTTTTTCATAGGCTTCTTTTTTCCGTACTTCACGTTACGTCCTCCTGTCATTAATTTTCCAAAACTTGCGCGGTTCATTGGCATCACGCAGATCCCGCAGATAATTCACGGGCTAGTATCTTGAGCGTATCGGCAAAGCCCTTGTCCAGCTCCTTTGCAGCCATAGCAAACTTGCGCGGCGATATATCGTCAGTATCCAAGCCACGTTTCTTTAAGAAACTTTTTGCAGCTCTTATCTCTGCCTGCGCTACTTTTTTAACTGCCGCTCTAGCCATATCAACTTACTTCCTTATCACCACGCCTTACACGACCAGTATCGTGCTTTAGTCTTTGGGCCGGGGTCATCGCAGTTATGCCGCGCTCTAAAGTTTGACCTACGTCCCTTTTCGTTCTTCCTGATCTTCATATTTGGATCGCCAAAGGTCACCCGCTTAATCTTATCGCCGTCCGTGACGTACACCACAGACTTCTTCTTTCCGTAGGATGTCTCACCCTTGGATATGCGACGCGGATTGTTGAGCTTTACGCTCTTACCTTTGTAAGTTGCCATTAGGCTTTGGCAACCTTCTTAGCTGTAGCCGACAGATCCTTCATGTGAACTAGGAACTTGCTGGAGGCAGTGTGCGTCTTGCCAGACATAACTTTGCCCTTGGCATCCTTGTGGGTAGCGCCCTTATGCTCTTTGCCGTTCTTGAAATAATGCTTAATACCTTTAGCC